AAAGGAGAATAAAATGGAATACAACTTACCTAAAAGGTTATTAGACACATGGATAACAGCACTTACAGATGGATCTTATGAACCAACTGAAGGAACTTTGTATGATGAAGATTGCAATGGCTATTGTGCATTAGGAGTACTTGCACATTGTTATTATGACGTAGACACTGAAGAATTAAATCTACAAAGTAATTTACCAGATGTAGTTGCTTATAGAAACTTACGTGGTTCATTACACGATGGAAAATTTAGAAATTGGATCATAGCTATGAATGATGATGAACATTTGCAATTTGATGAAATAGCTGAAAGGCTAAAAGAAAATGTAAGACCGACATGAGTATTAAGATCAATAAAGTAAACTGGGCACAGTTTGGACAACGTAGTATTAGTGTCAAAACAAATAGAGTACCACCTAATGGTGCTTTTGTAGAAATTCTACAGAAAGACAAATACGGTAATAGACTGTACCCTAATAAATATTTCATATCTCCTGATGAAGCTCATAGCATTGAGCGATTTCATTGGGGTGAAGCATATGTATATTTATGTGATAAACTTGAAGATAATCATAATAAAATAATGTTAGAACAAAAAGGGGAATTAACATGAGTGGTATGATGATACATTGCGGTGGCAAACCAGTAAACTTTGCTGAACTCACTGCGATTGAAACACCAAAACAAACAGATACGTATGAACCGGTAGCATTTGCAGATATATTGACTAATACTAAATCTATTTGTGATGATCTACTTGATTTAGATTTTGTAGATCAAAAACTAGCAGTAAGTAAAAACGAACAACGATTCTTTGGATTACTGCAATACAAAGACCCAAACAACGAAGAAATGGGTAAAGCAATAGGCATACGTAGCAGCCATGACAAAAGCATGTCAATTGGCTTTTGTGCAGGTGCTAGTGTATTTGTTTGCGACAACATGGCTTTTACAGGTGAGGTTACTTACATGAGAAAGCACACCAAAAATGTCTTTGATGATTTACAAGACAAACTAGTTAGTGTTCTTTACAAAAGTAAAGATAAGTTTGCAAATATCATTAAAGATGCAGAATCTATGAAAGATGTAAAAATCAGCAATGATGATGCATACAGCTTTATAGGTAGAGCATTAGGTTATGAAGCTTTTGGTGCTAGACAAGCTACGGATGCTATACGTCATTGGAATAGCCCACCTTATTCTGAGTTTATGGATCAGAATGTGTGGTCATTGTACAATGCATGTACAGAAGCATTGAAGAGCACGCCACCAAACAAAATACTTGAACGTCATATTACTTTGCATAATAGGACACTAAAGGAGTTTGGTATTAGCTAAATAACATAGGACAGCAGTGTCGGTTAGGTATCTTCTCGAAAAGGTATGAACTCCGCATTCATTCTCCATAATTGGCACTGCTTCCTTTATCTATGAAGACTTATAAGAGAAACTGGGATGGACTAGGCCAGAGCAAGATCGCAACTTGTCGTAAACATGGATATTACGGTCGCCATGAACATCCCAGAAGATTTAATAATAACAAAAGGGAAATACATGAAAGACATGAACATACATGAAAAGCTGAACATTGTTCAGACATCACTAAAAGTCGAAAAAGGTCATAGAAACAATTTCGGTAATTACAATTATCGTAATCTTGCAGACATTTTTCAAGCAGTAAAGACATTGCTTAACGAAACTGGTTGCTACCTTACAGTTTCAGATGAAATCGTAAACATCGGTGGTAGTAACTATATTAAAGCTACAGCAACATTCGGTGATGGTAATGACGAAGTATCAGTTAATGGCTATGCTAGAGAATCTGTATCTAAGAAAGGTATGGATGATAGTCAAATCACAGGTGCTACGTCATCATATGCACGCAAGTATGCGTGTAACGGTTTATTTGCTATTGACGATACTGCAGATGCTGACAGCATGGATAATCGTAATCACATTAGTGAGCTTAGAAAAAATACTAAAGGTGAAGTAAAAACATTATCAGAAGATACTGTAAAGCTAAAACGTTTATCTAACTCAAAATGGTTTAAGAATCATAAAACCAAAACAGGTTTGTCAATAAATGCTGGAGTAGATAAATGGTTAGCAGAAAAAGACAGATCTGATGATGAAGTTGTTGGAAAATATGCACAGTTAAAAGTGTTAGAAGAAACACTTAAAGCTGAATCTACAAACAAAAAAGTAAAGGAGACTAAATAATGGCAGGAGGTATGGAACGAACAGCAACAATTATTAGCGTTGATGTTCAATACGAAGCAAAACAAGACTGGATGAAGTTTGTACCAGACTTGTTCTTGACTGCAAATGTTAGACACGACTGGGAAGACCAAATAACTATATTCGGTAGTTTTAATAAAACAGTACCACTTGATGATCGTAAATCATGGGGTAGTGCTTTTAAGATTGCTGAGTTCTTTGAGTGTGCACTTGGCAAAAGAGGTTTACCAGTACAAGCAGACTATGGTATTCCAGAAGAATGGCTAAGAGATTGCATTGGTAGACAAATCAAGATGTGTTCTTACCCTACAAACAAGCTCAAAGATTCAGGTAAACCTTATTGGAATAACTTTGATCGTGTTGCACAAGCTGGTTCAGCAGATGGTATACTTAAAAAGATGGTTATGGACAGTGTAAACAAAGGTTATATCAAGAACTACAGTGATTCAGATGGCAGTGATGATGACTTTAACTTTGGCGAAAACGTCAAAAAGAAAGAATCAAAGCCTGAAGTACAACTTGACGGAATAGAGCTGTAATAATATGGATAGTAAATGGTACGTAGAATATGCCATTGCTAATGTTAGTAACCGTAATCAGGTTATAGAAGAACCGCTTTTCAATCAGCTTGTAATGGACAATATCGGCAAGGAAGTATATCGTAGTATGTATTTGTACGGTGAGGATATTGTGCCATATATAGAAGAACATAAAACTGTTGTCGGATACGATGGTATACAAGCTGTTGATAAGCTGGTTATTGACATAGACCATGCTAAATCACCTGATAGATTGACTGCAGACCAGATGACAATCAATAATGTTAATGATGTTTTATCTGTTTTGACAGAACTAGGAATTAATAAACAACATTACAATATTTGGTTTTCAGGTACTGGTTTTCACATACATCTAGCAAATGTCTACGGATTCAAAGAGCAAAAGAGTAAAGATCTTGCTTATCAAGTTCGTAGTACAATGCAGCGTGATTTTGGTACAACCATAGATCATATTTATGACTCAAGAAGACTGATACGTGCAGGGTTTAGTTTTAACAATAAATCAAGAACATACAAAGTACCAGTTACAGAGGAGCAACTGGACAGTATGTCTTATGATGATATTGTATATTATGCTAAAACTGTACAAAACAAAACAGTCAGAAAGATACATCATGAAATGATTGTTGGTTTGGAACCAATGGATGTAAGTAGAAAAAATACTAATGAAGTACGTAAAGTATTTGAGAATACTAATGCATCCACTACAAGAATCATTACATGTGCACAGCATATATACAATGCTGGGTACGTAGAAAAGAAACGTCATTTACATCTGCAAGCTTTGGTAGCTATCTGGAATAAAAAACTAGGCATGAATAAACAACAATGTTTACACAATGCCAGAGCATACATGGAACAGATGGATAACCCATTGCCAATGGAAGAAGTTAATCGTATCGTAGTAGATCAAATGCGTAGAGAATACAATCATGGTTGTAATCATCCTACGCTTGTGCCTTACTGCGATAGTAAATGTTTTAAGTATCGTTACAAAGATTTAGATGATACTGCCGACATTCTTAATGCTGAAAGTATGATTGACAATCTTGCTAAATACTATGAAACAGACTGGGAAGACCGTTCCTTTGATCTTAAGGAAGTATTTCCATTTATGAAAAAGTCTCATTACTTTACGACAGGTCAGCTTGTTACTATTATAGGTGACACTGGTTTAGGTAAAACTGCATTTGTACAATATCTTATATCAAGGATTACAAATATGAAGTGTTTATTTATGTCGTTAGAAGTAGATGAGGATACGATTAACAGGCGTTTTGTACAAGCAGGTCTTGGTATGACTAAATACGAAATCGAGCTTGGATTCCAAAATCAAGATACAGAACTTAAAGAGGCTGCTAAGAAATCTGTTGAGCATTTACAACTTACTTGCAAGTCACCAGACATTCAGGATTTACCTAATGTAGTACAAGATTCTGAAGCAAAAATAGTTGTAGTAGACACAATAGACAGAGTACCTGCTAAGTATGTACGTAATGACGATCTTGTAAGACAAGAAACAATAGCTAATGCCTTAAAAGACATGGCTATGGATCTAGATATTATTGTTATTGCAATACATCACATTTCTAAATATTCATCAACAAGGTTGAGCGAAGGTCAGAAACTTGATGTGCATAGCGGTAAAGGTAATTCAGCAATAGAACAGAAATCAGATCAGTATATTGCATTCGAGAACCCTGATATTATCAGAAATCCAAAGTCAAAACTAAGAACGGTATCGTCTTTGAAGGCACGTGACGAGTCTATGTTTGAATTAGCATTGCAATTCGACTATGAGACATTCACATTCTCAAAGAGAAACTAATTATAGGGGCACTGATTCCTTTATCTTTGCCCCTATAAACCACATATCGGAGGTTTTATGGCAATAGTAGAAATACATATTAAAGATGATAAAGTACAAAAAATAGAAGGTAACGGAGCTTATGTTTTTGTGCATGATCATGACATAAACGAAACAACTACGATGATATTTAAACATCAGAAGGAAGAATATGATAACAGTAAGAATTCTAGACATACTGTCTATGACACTATTAAGCAAGAAGAAGGACACAACAAAATCAGTAACAGGCTACAGGATAATCCTGATAAACATGTTTAGTTTAGCAATACAGCAAGAAAAATCAATGAGAAATGCTATAGCGTTTCATATAGGCTTTATGCCATTAAGATTGTTTATAGGATTTAACGTAGCAAATAGGTGGGTTCTATGAAAAAGGTATCATTGAACATAGCAACTAATAAAACACAAAAATTAATAGGACTTTTAAGTGATTTAGAAAACGTTGACAGACAAAGAATGTCTAGCAGTGGTAAGCATTACTTAGATGAAATATGGAAATTGTTAGGATTGCCAACATTTAAACAAGTGCAAGAAATGCATTCACAGGAGGAAGAATGAAAACAGCAAAAACCAGAACAAATAAAACTATTAACATTGGTGATTGGGTAGAATTCAAAGCCGACATAGAACAATGTGGTAAAGTAATTGATATTAAAGGAAGTGGTAAGAATGCTGAATTAACTTTAGAAAATACAGATGGATTTGATGGAGAATATATCGGTGGAGAAACTATTACCTATATGGAAGCAAGGAGGTGTTTTTTATGAGTGGTAAAGCACCAAAACAGAAAGGTAATAGAATCGAAAGAGAATGTGTAAACCTTGCTAAAGATTATGGATTTGTATCCAAACGTGCTTGGGGATCTGATGGCAGATCATTAGGCTGGCATGAAGAAGTAGACATGACTATAGAATGCAATAATATGGAAAACCTTAATCCTATGAAGTTTCAGGTTAAGGGTCGTAAATCTATAGCTGACTACTTAAAACCATGCGATGAAGTGTTTGGTCAAATACTAAAAGAAGATCGTAAAGAAG